GAGAAAATAGACTTAATGGAATTACCAGTAGTATTTATAGTAGTTATGCTTTCGAACAGAAAGAAGACCTTTCGCCCGATGTCATACCTGCACCTTATAAGCAAGAGGTAGTTATTGTAACATTTATAAAAGAAGTCTATGACTCCATAATGAATGTAGATAATCCTCCTCCTGTACTTAAGCTGGAGAGAGACACCTTGGTAGATATGAAAACACTGAAAGAAGATCTACAAAAAGAGGTATCATCCACCATAAAAGAATTAACTGAAAATCCCATAATGCAGCAATTTGGTTATCAGGAAGAGGAAAAGGTAGAAGAGGATATATTTAGTCCCTACTATGACAAAAATGTTCACTTAAAAGTAGGTAAATCCAACAAGAAAGGAAAAACTAATGATACAGTTAAAAAGGAAGAGACCGAATCTTAATGTAATAATATCTAAGAGATATACTCTTTGGTTCTCTTATGAAACAATAATATCATTCTATGATAGTAAACTGTGTAAAAGTTTTACCAGCGAGAATGTATGGTCAAACACAACCGGTAAACATCTTAATTTTATTGAACCGGATCATAAAAAGAGAATACCGAATAGTGAGTTTGTAAAATTATTGGAGAAATTAAAAATATGACAATCAAACAACAAATAGAGGAAATAGCAAGAATAGGTCATAATCTGGTAGATTCTGCTATGGACTTAGAAAAAAGAGCTGGTGAAGAAAAAAAGAGTCTGGATACCGAAGGTAATGTTCATACCACATTCTGGGTAGCCAGTATGGGAAAAGATGTATACTCTGCATTAAAATCTATAGATTCTTATAAGGCAACTAATGATGAATGACCTGATAGTCCTTGGTATAGATCCCGGTTGGAAAACCGGGGCTATATCGTTATGGAAAAATAATAGATGTGTTTATGTAAGAGATATGCCAATATCTATAGAAAGTATTATTGATTACGTAAAAGATTTATCTACCTTATATTGTCCATGGTATGCCTGTATAGAACTTATACATGCCTTTCCGGGTTTTGATATTATGTCGCAGGAAGACCTTATTAGAAATCATCAGACATGGTTAACATTGTTACAAGAGTATACAAAAGGATTCATACAGGTATCTCCTGTGTTGTGGCAGAATAGAATACTTGGGAAAATAGATCATTCTGAATCAGATGAATATAAAAATTTAGCAAAAGCTATATCAGAGGTAAAAGAAGCCAATAAGGATAAGACTGTAAAGGAAACAAAAGAAATATTACAGAAATCTCTTGCAAAAGCAAAAAGTATGCGAAAAGATGAAATCAAAAATGCCAGTGTATTAAAAGCTAAAGAGTTCTATCCTGACTGTATCTATGAGATAATAGGTCCTAAAGGTGGTGTGCACAGAATGGACGGCAGAGCCGATGCAGTGAATATTGGTAGATATGGTTGTGATTATTTTAACAAGGAGTTATTTAAATGAAAATATCAGAATTACCGGATAAAGTTATTGACTATGTTAATGAGGTTTTGGTAGACCACGAGATAAAGGATAAAACCAAGATAGTACAAATAGTCAACAATGTAATAGAAAAGTTAGAAGTCTATTATGATTTATAATTAACTATTTTGCGGAGTGCAGCAACGGCAAGGTTAAGACTAGTTATACTAGGTACACCAGGTAATCCAGCGACTCCGCAAACTTAACAAGGAGAAATATTATGGAAAATTATGTTTTACTAAAAGATGTAAGTTATTTTGGATTTAACCTTTGGAAAGGAACAGTCTTTTTCCAAAAATATGGAACAGATTATGCAGTTCCATATTTTGATGATCGCTTTCATCCTATAATAATTATTTCATTACAGTTTATGAAAGCGAGTCCTGGTAACTTTTTGAAATTAAATTCTAACGTGATGATTTCAACAGAAGAAAAACTAAATGCCGAACCAGTAGGTTAAACTTAATAAGGAGAAAGAAAAATGGTAAATAGTAATGGGAACAGTGATATAAGTATTACCGTAGGACAGGATTTGGTAAAACCAATATTAGAACAAAAAATTAAGATGGCTATATTGGAATCCTTTGATAAAAAAGAACAGGTGCTTGATGAACTTATTCGCCAAGTTTTATTAGTAAAGGTTGATAGAGCTGGAAATCCAACAAGAAGTAGTTATGAGGAAGTTGGCACTCTCCTTGATTTTCATTTTAAAAGCGCGATAATCAACGCCCTGAAAGAGTCGGTAAAAGAATTTGCAGACGAACATAAACAGGAAATAAAACTGGAACTTGCCAGACAATTGAAATCCAAAAAAGGTGTATCCTCTTTTGTAAGTTCAATTATGACTGGTATAATTGACAATATCGATAATAAATGGCCAAAAGAATTTATTATAAAACTTAATCAGTTTGAAAAAGAAGATTAATATGGTTAGCCCTGTGGCGGAATGGTAGACGCTAATGCGGAGTGGTGAAATAAAGGTTAAACCATACAAGCGCAGACCTTTATGAACCGGGTTCGAGTCCCGGCAGGGCAACAAGGTCAAGGCGATGAATAGCCAATAAGACCCTTTTGGTTCTCCTTTTTCATCTAAAGAGAACCTAGTAGCCCGGAAAGCCGGGTTACTATTTAATTTTAATACGTAGTCCTGTGATAGAGATAAATTAAATGCAAAAAGGATATATGGAAACTAAAGGAGCAAGATAGTAATTAAATAGTAATATTTATACTTAGTTTTCCACGAATGACCGTTAAATATAGCCCCGAAGAAGGGGTTTACACGCTAAGAAAGGTCAGTCTATTTATTCAAAGTTGCAGGACTATAATTTAAGGAAGATATATGAAGACATTGAAAAAAGTATTTGTATTTCGTTGGCTTGACGGAATCAAATATCGTTACCATGTTACTGCACGTCTAAGACGATTGCAGGAAAGAAGGAAAGTAATATGATAAAATTTAATCCAGAAAACAAAGAAATTCTGACCTACGGTGAATGTTTAGAACCTGCAATGGAAATAACGGATGCGGAAGAAGCTAAAAATTATTTGGCTAAATATACTGAATATCAACAGAAAATGATAGATAAGGAAAAACTAGATTATAATGGGTTGACAGCGGAACAAATCGCAAAACAGAATCTTGGATATTTTGCCGGATATTATAACAAAGAAACAAGACTTAGAGTAGAAAAGTTGTTTAATTGTTCACATCCTTTTTTCGGGAAAGCAGAAAATGGTATTCCTACAAACAAAGAAGCGTTTGAAATGGGAGTAAATTATGATAAGAACAGGAGAAAACAATGAGAAAGATTATTTTTAGTGAAGACCAGCTAGCACACCGTTTATGGTTACATAATAGAAAAAGATTTTATGGAGGTTTGAATCATGAAGATGGAATAGGTGTAGATGTATATAGACCTATAAAATACTTTGCTGTAATTCCAGTAAAAATTGGTACAGAGGAAAGATGGTTTGAAACAGTTTATATATTACAAAAAGATTACGGTTATTTTGGTGAGTGGGGATATAGTGCAGAAGGTTTTCAAAATTTTAGATTTGTCGAGGAAAATGAATATTTAGAAATGGTAGAATATTGGAAACAGTTTTTGGAGTATATAAAACAATGATAACAGATGAAAAGATAGTGGAATTAATTGCGGGGTTAGATAATTTTGCAAAAAGTGTTGATCTGTGGTATTTTGGCTTGCCATGCAAATCACGATCAGACGAATTAAAAACTATTGTCCGACAGTGGTTGGAAAAGAATGGATTGGAAGAAAAAATTACCGTTAAAAACGATCCTGTTTGCAAAAGAACTGATTGTTTGTTTTATGATGAAACTTATACAAGTTATTGTAGAAATCCATTTGTAAGTTCATCAACCTGCAATCAAAAAAAGAGACTATATTAAGAAATAACCAATAGAGGAGAATAAAATGTTAGTAAAGTTTAAAATAATAAACGGACAACCCCGCATGATGGACAGTTCTAAAATTTATTATGGTAACAATTTATATAAAAAACACTGGATTTACGAATACGGAAATAATAGTGATGCGTTTGAAATTGATGATCCCACACTCGCCTATCTTCAAAACGCATGGGCGCACGAGGGTATGAGAAGAGTGTTATATTCTGCTCCTGTTCCTGTTTCGAATATTCCGAACGATACGGTTGTTCATAATAATAAAGGATGGTATTTTGAAAAAGATGTATATAATGAACTTGGAAAGTTAGTTGGAAAAGCTAAAGATTTAAATATACGTTTCATTCCCTACGAGATGGAGGTATAGATGGATATAATAGTAACATCAAAAATGTTAAGTACATATTTGATTGACAATAGTAAAACAGGAATTGATGACTTTTCACAAGCGTATGGACATTCTGAATATAATTATTCCGATTTATTAAAGAATCAGGAAAATAAATTACAAGAACGTATAAAAAAGTTGGAGGATAAAAAATGATTAGGAAAGAAATAAGTGTTTGTTGGATTCCTGTATGCAAAGAAGATACCTGTGAGTATTATAACAATATGAAATTAACCGCATGTGAAATTACAGGGAATATTCTTGCCACCAATTCTAAGGAGGGAAATATTCTATTTTTTTGCAAACATTTTAAAATCAAAACCGAGGATAAAAATGGATAGAGAGATAAAGTTTAGAGGAAAAAGGATTTTTAATGATGAATGGGTTTATGGTTTTTATTGGCGAGACTGCACTGATGGCATACATAAGATAACTGTATCAAATATAGGTGATGATAATTTCAGAGATTACGAAGTTATCCCAGAAACCGTTGGTGAATACATCGGACTAAAGGACAAAAAGCGAACACCTGAATTTCCCGAAGGTCAAGAGATATATGAGGGCGACATAGTAAAGGATAAATATTCTATTGGAATATACGAAGTCGTATACAATAATAAAGAATGCCAATTTCAGGGTAAACAGCTTCAATCTTTTGACTGTATAGATAATCATAATGATGAATTCCGTTCAAGGGAAAATTTGAAAGGTAGAATATCGCAATTCCATATCTATAAAGATTTAGAGATACTAGGCAACAAATTTGATAACCCAGAATTGGAGGATAAATGTTAGTGAAGTTTAAAGGGAAAAGAAAAGACAATGGCAAATGGATAACAGACAGCGAAACATATATCCATGACGGCGACGGTATATGGCTTTCTGACGAATCACTTGATGTAGTACTCGTAGATAGTTCTACTGTATCTATTCATCTGGTATCCGGCAATCATGAATTACTGAAACTCGCGGAGAGAGTTGATATACTTGAAACATCTTTACAGAATGTTCTTAATAACGAAAAGTCTCCAGATAATTCAGATAATCAACCAACATGGACAAGGAAAGAAGTGGAAATAGCCTTTAAAAAATGGGTTACTACTTTATCGGTATTTGTAACCTCGTTTTCTGTGTGTAATCATGAAAAGATGTGTACAATAGATTTTCTCTCCGAACTTGACTCGCTCAAAAAGGAAATTAAAACGTTTGGAAACATCGTAAAACTTTCCAGTGAACCCGTCAAAGAAATTAAAACATTAATGTTTACATATGATGGTGTGATTGCAGCATTCAGAAGTGCAGTTGAGAAAGATAGAAAACATGGAACGGTTTATCTTAAAGAATCTACGTTCTGTCAGGAACTTCTTCATACTCCTATTGTTCAGTTGCCACCAACATGGACAAGGGAAGAAATAAAGAAAGTGTATAATGATTGGTATATACATCGTTATAATTGGGGAGTTGGAATAGATGAAAATTTACTGAATGAAAGTTCTTTCTTTGATGAACTTGACAAGATCAAGGAGGTGAAAGATGGAAAAGAGTGAGAAGAAATATACGTTATTCTATAACGGTAAACCAAAAGATTGGGACGGATTTATTATGCTGTATAAAACAGAAAAGCAAACAGAGAAATTTCGCTCTCAATGTCCTGATCCAGTGGGATTGAAAGTTGGCGAAATCACTATAACCTACGAGGTAGAAGATGGCTTACTGTGATTATATGCACTGTGCTATATGTGATTGTAAAGTTCACTATGATGCCAGTGTTGATTATGATGATTATAAACGTGGTTGCAAACCAGTCGTACTTTGCAAAGACTGTATGAAAACACACAAAATAGTTGTTCAAAAGATTGAGGTAAAAGATGAGTAAGATGCGAAAAATAAATTACTGTATTGAGTGCAATGACTATGTAGAATGCGATATTACGAGTGGTAATAGAGAAGATATTCCTAAAAACTGCCCTCTCCCAGACTATGACTGGAAAGAGAAGTTGTTAGAATGGATAGAGAGTATGAAATGGGATGTTGCTGAAAGTTTTATGGAACCAGAAGATTACGTTGTAAGTTTTGACGCTCTCAAACAAAAAATAAAGGAGATGTGATGGATGAGTTATTAGATAAATTTGTATTTCCAATAAAAGAGATTTGAGTTATAATATGAATAACAATCTTATAGAAATACAGGAACAGGAAGAAATTCTTCGCCAATTAAGGGAAGCGGAACAGGAAACCTTAAAGAACCTGTCCGGTATCAGAGACTACATAAAACAGGTAGAGCTTGATATAAAAAGTCTTAAGAGAAAGGAGAAGAACCTATGAGATAAAACAAAAGCACTCATATTAAGTTAGTTTAAAAATAGTTCAGAAAATGACCGGTAGAGAGGGTCTAAAGCTATTCCCTCTCTATCTTTTAAACGATTTGCAGGAAAAATATGGAATATAAATATAAACTATATGCTACTTCGCATACTATACCAACCAATACTCTTGGCGAGATACTGGCATTAAAGAAAAAGATGGGATGGAGCGCTTTTACCCATCTTATACCAGCTGGTCAGATATATGAAGTAACAGGGCTTAACAAAGAATTATGTTCGTTAAATCACAATAAAATGGTTGAGTATTATAAGAGTAAGATATATAATATAGATTGTTATTATTTAGTATGTCATAGTATATCTTATTTCTTTATAAGGAATATAGACAAAATAAATTGATTGGAGAATAATATGGAAAGAATTAAAATTACCCGTAGTACATGTGGACGTGAATATTCTGTTTCAACTGGTAATGTGAACACAGAGTTACTATCATTAATTTGGGACAAAATAAATGAAATACAACGTTGTGTATCATTAGAGGTAAAAAGATTAGAGGATATTATAAGTAAAACACATTGTATCTATTTAAACAATAAACCAATATCAACTTTTTC